GGGGCGATGACGAGGCTACAGCGCAGGAAGGAAGGCAGGGCATCAGTGATGAGGGCTCTCCAGTCTATTCTATCGGTCGGTGTAGGGTTCATAAGGCTTGTAGTTGAGGGTCAAGTCGGAGAGGAGGAAGTAGCCAGCCGAAGGGCGGTGATAGCCCGTGAAGGGGGTGAAGGAGTCGTAGGAGGAGGGTCGTGCGGCAGCGTAAGTCACTTCGGAGGCTTCGACCCCCGAGAGCTTGGAGAGGGCGATGACGAGGTCAGCGGGGCGGAAGACACCATCGAAGGGGAGGTCAGCGACATTGCTGGCGATAGTATGGCGGATGCGCTTATCTAAGTCGTCCGAGGGCTTCCCATTAATTAGGAGGGAGGGGGTCAGATAGAGGCTAAGGGTCAGACGCAGCTCGTCCCCAGAGGCTGAGGAGACACGTAGCTGCACCCCAGCATCCTTGATGACCTCGAGGTAGCGTGTCAGGGCGGTGAGTGTGGTGGAGGGCAAGGCTATGGGCTTCTTATCCTCGGCAGCCCCAGCGACCTTGATGTGCACGACACCTCTATATTCGGAGGCTACGGCATAGCGCACCACGGCGGCACGCTCCTGCTCCTCGGGGGAGATGGAGGAGAGGTCGTAGCGGTCTTTGTAGGGAGGCAAGGAATAGCCGTGGAGGTAAGCCTTGGCACGCTGAGCATACCAGCGTAGGGTGTGGGGTTCGGCTTCGCTGACGAGCTGGGCGACCTCGGTGCGGTGCTTGGAGAAGAGGGACTCGAGGGTGTAGACGGCTGAGGCGAAAGCCCAGAAGAGGATGCTCTCCAGCGAGACCTTACTGAACTGCTCCTCGAAAGTCTTGCCAGCGGTAAGCTTGTAGGCGTGCTGGATGTTCGGGTCGGCTATGTAGGCAGCGGCTATTTCGCGCCGTATGTCGGAGATAGAGCGAGGCATAGTGACTTATTTGAATGTGAGTTCGTACCCTGATGGCGTCTGAATGAATTGGTCAGCAGGTATGCCGCAGTAGTGCATCTGCTTGATAGTGGCGGTTGGGAGCATCGGGTCTCCAGGACCAGCCAGATGCTTGCGGATGGCAATGCCCAGCGTGGGATATTCGCCGAACTCCCCCGGAACCGCTTCAAGGAGGAAGGCGGCTGTCTGCTCGCGCACCTCACCAAGGGAAAGACGCCCCTTAGAGAGGTCTAAGTCGCCTGTGTCGATAGAGAGAAGGATGCCTAACATAATGGGGAGGGATGAAGGGGGTTAGTGCTTGATGAGCTTGTCCTCATAGTCACTGCGCTTGCTCTGCTGGAGCGGCTTGGTTGCCCACGAGGTGACGGCAGCCTTGAGGGCAGCACCGCCATCGGAGGGGATAGGTGTCCAGGAGGAGAGGGATTGCTTGAGGTAGTTGATGTCCTGCTCGATGGTGTTGAGCTTCGTGGTCAGCTTCTCTATCTTGATGATGCCACCGAGCTCCCCCCCATTGAAGACGATGCCCTCGGAGGAGAAGTGGAGGGTCTTGTCTCCTATCTTGACCTCAAGAGCGTCGAGCTCGTCTGTGAGAAGCACGACACCAGTATCTTGTCCGTCGACGAGACCGACGATGACGTAGCTCCCTACCTTGGGGAGGAGCAGGAAGCCATCTTCGCCCTCTTGGTCTCCCTGGAGAGAGCAACCGAGGATAGGAGCGCTCTCATCGAGAGGCTCGCAGTCTACAGCCCGTGCATCACGATCAACTGACGTGACGGTGCATGCCTTAAGAACGGCAGGAGCGCCACCAGAGAGTTGTCCTATAAGTTTTGCTATTTGGCTCATATTAGTCTGCTACACGGAAGCCGAGAGTCACGTCTTGGCGAAGACCCTCAGTGCCGTACTTGATAGTTACTTTCTTTACCTGATAGACACCCTTCTTCTTTCCATCAATGATGATACCTACGGTATCGAGCTTATCCAGGAGCTTAGCACCAAAGGTCGTGACGCTGCCAGCCAAGCCGTCACGCTTCAGGCGCTGCATCTCCTGTTCAGCCCAGGCACGAAGCTCTGATTCGCTCTTGCCATAGGTATGGAGGGTACGGAGCTCTCCGTCGGCATCGCCTAATTCGAGCTTGATCTTCTTCGTCTTCCCCTTCTTAGCCGTTGGTTGGAAGGAGATGGCTTTGACCTTGAGACGCATGGTGTCTCCGTGTTGCTCCTTGAGGGAGGAGTCGCTGATGAGGTTGATTCCCGAGGCGATGACCTGCGACGCCTTTCCTGATGCCTCACGGTCAAAGACTACGCCCGCATAAAGGATGGGCTTGCCATCTTCATATCGAAAGAAGCTACGCACCCCCTGCTCTTTAAGCTCTCCGAGGAGGGCTGCCACGTTGTCGGCCTTGACACGGTAAGCCCCGAGGGTCTGTTCACCGAGCACTTTGAAGTCGGTGATCCCTTGGTCGGAGAGGATCTGCGATAGAGAGGCATTGCGATAGGCTTTCTTTACCGTCGCCTGCTTCTTGAGCTGGTACATCTCATCCTCGCACTCGATGACCACGGGAGTCTTGAAGCCGACCTCGCGGATATAGCCTACAAAGGCAAGCTGTAGGTCGTCATCGTAGCCAAGGGAGATGCGCACCTTATCGCCACGGCGGAGCGGTGCACCCTCCTTGCTATCCCAAAGCATACGCTTAGGGAGCGTGAGCTTGCAGGTGTCAGTGAGGTCATCTATTGAGCGCTCGATTTCGCAGGCGGTGATCTTGTCGATTACCCACTTGCGCTCGGAATCAATCTCGACGCGGGCGGTAAGGCGATACATAGCTTAGTAGTCAGTGGAGAAGACGTTGTACTCGTTATCAGAGAGTGCGCTGATGCTTAGCTCCTGGTAGTTGCTCTCAGTGCCTTGGGTAAGGGAGTAGCTCTTGACGACAAGGCGGTTAATCTCGAAGAGGTCAAAGAAGGCACTCTGCACGCTGATAGGCTTGTCTACCTCAAGGAACTTGCGGAGTTCACGAAGGCCCTCCTCGGGATAGACATTGGCAACCTTGCCATCCTCAACACCCTGGATGCCGACAGCTATGTTGATATCGAAGTCACCATCTGAGATATATTCCTTCACCGTGCCTGTCATCCCGACCACTTGGGTCGTAACGATATTCTTGGTGCGAGTCATCGCCACCACAGCGTCAGGGATGCTCAGCTCTGTACCATCCTCGAGACGAAGGAGAAGGGGGCAAAGCGTATAGGCTCCGAGCCAGTCGGCAGCATCTGTGATAGGCACGCCGACGGGCGAAGGAGCGAACTCCCGCCCCTCTTTATTATAGGAGTGTGCACCCTTACCACTGCCAGGGAAGCGGTAAAGCATCACCTTCCCTGCAGTGATGGATATCGGTAGTACTGTCGATAGAGTACTCATTGCTATTGGTTAGGTGACGCCATCAGCTGGGTGACGTACAGGTCTTGATACTTAGTGATTGTCTTGATGAGCTCTGGTGTGAGGTCTGTGTCTATTGACATACGGTGCTCCATCCATTTACCGAAGGCGATGAAGACCTCAATAGCCGTGACCACGTTGGCCTTCTTGTCGAGCTTCTCAATGGCGTCACTGAATCCCTTGAGCTGCTTTCCGAGGCTTGCAGCCGCCGCTGGATCATTGCTATTGAGCGCATCGGTGAGAAGCTTGTCGATGGAGAGCAAGATCTTATTCACCAGCTCGGGGCGGGTAATATGCTGGGCAGCACGTAGCGACTGCCACTGACCAGCCTGCACCCACTTCGAGATAGTAGCCTCCGATACGTTGACACTCACGGCTATGCTCTTCTGCTCTTTCCCTTGGAGGTAGAGGAGGCGTGCTAACTCGCGCTTCTCTTCACGTTCTCGTGCTGTCATATTAACTTGTATAAGTTTCACTATGGCGCAGCTCCTCCTCCAGTCTCTTTCGCTCGTCCTCAGCCTTCCACTGCGCTTCGAGTGCGAGTGCTTCATTCTCGGGGGTGAGCGCCCAAAGGTCGGCTGCCGCTTGGTCTGGGCAGTAGAGGTAGTACCCGATTAGTCGGTGGCTTCGGTTTACATAGGCGAAGCCGTCGGGAGCGATTAATTCTATCATATCCATAGCTATCTAAAGTTAAGTGTGAAGCCCTTGGCAGATGCCTTTTGGCTGTACTCTCTCGCCTCTGTGGCGTGCGCCTGTTGCCACGAACGTGGGAGCGTGATGCTCTTCCCCGTGACCTGCTGGAGGTTATCAACGAGATACTTCACGCTCTCGTTGGATAGGTTGGCGCAATCGGTGATATTTAGATCGACCTTAAGCCCCTTAAGGCGCACCTCACGGAGACTCACACAACCAGCAAAGGCGGAGCCTGTATCAGTCACACGGCTCAGGTCGATTACGCCTGTTACTATCTCCAGTCGATTGCACTGGTTGAATAGGTACGATATATTCGTCATCTCACCCCCAGTGAAGTCAAGCGTCACGCTCCCTAAGGCTCTGCAATCGTGGAATACCCCTTGCGCGGATACGGTCTTAGCCATAGACCCCAGGGTAGCCGTAGTGAGGGCAGAGCAGCTGCCAAGCAAGCACGAGGGCGTAGTG